TACTCACACAAGATTTCCGCTAAGGATATTGAAGATTGGGATGATTTGGATGTAGTGAATAACTTCCTCGACCGTATGCCTCACTTGTGGGATAAGAGCGGGAGCCTCCAGAGACATCTTCTGGATGCAGCCTCCATGCTCAACCCAACCCTTATCAAAGGGGCTTCCACTTCAGTGGCGAGGGGAGCAGGTCTTGAAAAGGTAATCCTCCAGCAGATTAAGGACTTTGGGGACAAGCTTGGAAAACTAACAAAAGCTAAACAGTCGTTGGTTAACCAAGTCATTAAGCAGCAGAACCTTCACTCTCGGGTTTTGAATGATGCGGAACTCAAAGCTCTTGGTATGGCGGACGCGGAGAAGGAAGTTCTTCGGGCTTGGAAAGAAATCTGGGATAACATGTACTGGCTTGAGAACCAAGACATGGTTAAGACCCTTCGAAACCGTGGGCATAGTGTACTTGAGCATCAAGGGACTAACTCTCGGCTGTTCGGTAGAAAGGTTGCTCGCAATCAGGTGGGAGATAGCAGAAAGGCGTATGATCTTGAGCAAGGACGATTCGTAACTCTCGATGACCAGATGCTGAAAGAGTTGTATGACGAAGACGGCCATTTGTTTGAACTACGTCAGCCTATCGACAACGGTGGAGAGCCCATCAATCGAGTTATTGCACTGAACAAATTGGGCAGACCAGCCACTCGTGGGCTTAGGGACGATGACCGAATCCTTAATTATCGAGAGGGTTACTACACAGTTCAGTACACGGCTCCTAAGTTCGTAGAGAAGATTGTCCGTGATGCGCAAGGTAATGAGCTTTATCGGAAGGCGGTTGCTACGGCGGGGGATACTAAGGAGGCTGAACTCTACGCTTCACGTATGCGCAAGTCAGATGGTGGAGAGTACGAGGTGAGGAATAACGTCAAGAAGATGGAGCTTGACAGTGATGATAACTGGTCATTGCAAGTAGCTTCTGGTCGTACTGCACAGCGTATCCGTGGAGAGCGTTTGGAAGACGCTAACTCTCCGGTTCTTAATGCTGCTGCTAACCACCTGATGGGGCCTGTTGATTCAGCTATCGTTGCAGCACGATCTGTAGCTACTAGGGTTTCGATGAGAGATTACCTAGAGTCCAGCAAGGCCCGTGCTATTGCCCAATATGGAGAGTTGTTCCCTAAGAATAAATATGGGCAGCCAGAGTTTCCGAAGAGTTCTCGGGATATCCGCACTCGGGGTAATAATGCTACAAAGAAAGCTGCTGATGCACGCACAACTGTAGAGTATATTAATTACCTTGAGAATGGTTATGTCAACGGGATGGATACTTTCATCAAGGCTGGGTTGTCTACTCTGGCGGATGTTCTTGGAACCCGAGGGTTGTCTCGTTCTGAAAGATTGGTTAGATCAGCTTCTGAACATGCCAATCCCACCGCTATCGGTAAGAACCTCTCGTTCACTCTCTACCTTGCTCTTAACCCTGCACGTCAGTTCCTTGTCCAGTCTCATCAGGCGGTTCAACTTGCTGCTCTTGCGCCACGGTATGTAGTGAACGGTCTAGCTAATGATATGACAGCCTTGACTACAGCAGTTCTATCGAAGGGGAATCCTCCCCCCGATTATGTTCTTAAGCTTCTTGGTCGGTCTAAAGAAGAAGTGCGAGAAATGTATGACGCTTTCGAGTCTAGTGGTATTCTGGCGCAGGTTGATAAGCAGAACCTAGTGAGGGGGTCATTGACCCAGATGGCTGAGGATAGTCGGATTGGTGGGCGTAAGAACCCAATCAGTCGAGCTATCGGTGGTGTACGTAGTATCGGCTTTGATGCTGGTGAGAACGTTAACCAAATGACTGCCTTCTTGACCTTCTTCCATCGAGCTAAGCAAGCTAATGGCGGAAAGAAGCTCAGTAAGACAGAGATTGATAACGTCACAGCTGAGGCTATCAACTACACCTACAACATGAACCGGGCGGGGGATATGCCCTACAACGAGAACTCTCTTGCGTTGATGTTCCAGTTCATGCAGGTTCCTCACAAAGCCCTAACTCAGATGATCAGTAACCGTATCCTCACTGGTTGGGAGAAGGCTCGTATCGCTGCCTTCAACGGCTTGTGGTATGGCGCTCCTACATCTGGGATTACCTATGCTGCTTTTGGAGATTTGTTCCCCGAAGATGGCGAGTGGAGAGAGGTAATGACTCAGGGGCTTGAATCTTACGTCCTAAACAAACTTCTAACCAAATTGTCAGGTCAGGAGACAGAGATTGACTTCCAGTCTTCTCTCCTCCCCGGTGATGCTAAAGGGTTGTACGAGTTTGCGACAGATTTGATGACTACAGACATTGGTACTATTATGGCAAGCACACCAGCAGGTGGTTTGTTCTTCGGTAACAATGCTCGTATCACCAACTTTGTCCAGAGCGCTGCTGAGATGTTCAACTTCGTTGAGCCAGTAGACCCTATGGCTAACACTGGAGAAGAGTTCCTTCGCTCTGTAGCTGAACTCGCTTCTGGTTCTTCCAACATTCTGAAGGCTAGAATGATTAAGAATCACCAGCAGGTTATCAGCTCTAGTGGGGATGTTATCGATACCGAGGTTAGCACTCCTGAAGTGTATGCTCAGTTGTTTGGTATGCAACCTGCTGATGTTGAGAAGTATTGGCAGGTCACAACGGATGCCTACAAAGCATCTGAGGATTGGGAGAAAGACTTGCGTAACTGGTACGGGAACTTGAAGAGAACTCTTACTCGGGAAGGGATTACTCGGGATGAGATGGAGTATTACAAGAGGGTGAACAATGCAATTGCTCAAGTTTATGGAGGGGACACAGCAGCTTTAAGATTCCTACGGCAACAGATGAAGTATGATATTGAATCTGGGGACATCTCCTTACAAGAGACTATTGTACGTCAAGCAGGTTTTGACCCCCAAGGTGCAAGAGAGCTGGTTCTGAAAGCACCTCTCACAGACGAGAACAAACAGGCATTGCTCGATAGGATTGAGATATTCGACCGTGCTGCCGCATCAGGAGATAAGTAATGGCAGATTTTTCTTTGTCACAAATCAGTGGGCCGTCGGGAGGCGGCTCCGCTCCTATTCAAGGAGTTCAACAACCTTCCACAGGCGCTGCTGTAGCTAGCACCCTCTCCAATATCTTCAGGGCAGGCTTTGCTAATGCAGGACAGCAAGCTGCTCAAGCTAACGCTGAAAGAGAAGCAGAGCTTAAGGCACAAGGGCACAAAGTAGTGAGTAGGTTTGCTACGCAACAGATGGAAATCGCAGATGCTGTAGATCGTGGGGAGATGTCTTCTCAACAAGCTCGTAGGCAGATGCGTATCAACCTAGCTCGTAACCTAGCTGATAATCCGGGGTTTGAAGAGGATATTCGGAAAGCTCATGGGGATGTGATTGGTACAGCGGGGATGGGTAAGGTTGCTGCGGAGGGGACGAGACAAGAGCAAGAGTTCTTCTCTGTCATGGGGGATGCCATGGCGGCGGGGTGGGTATCCGCTGATGACTCTGAAGAAGAGCAGCGGAAGGGTACGCTAGACTTCATCGCATTCAACCGTTCCCAGCAGATGATTGATGCTCAGCAGAACGAGATTGCTCTTAGACGTGCCCAGCTTGGAGAACAATCTGATCGGATTAGTCTGGAAACCTCAAAGATTACACAAGGCACTGCAAGAATTAATCAGCGTTCTGCTTTGATGAGTCTCCAACAGCAAGAGGCCGAGGTTACAGGTAGAGCCAACCTAGCTGCCCTTAACAGGTCTTACCTTCCTAAGTTCCAAAAGGATACTGAGCAAGTTCTCAGACAGTTCCAGCAGGGTACTCTCTCCCCTGAAGAAGCTAATAGACAGTTGGATGGGTTGGAGCAACAGTATACGGAGACTGCGACTTCAATCGGTATGGATGCAGACCCTAGCTTCAGAGATGGATTGGCTGCTCCTTATAAAACCACTATCTCCAATGCTCGATCTGTAGTGTCTGGAGAGCGTGACCTTACCTCTTACCAGAACGCTAACAAGATTGCTGTTGCTAAAGCGGTTCGTACTATGTCTGGAGATCCAGAGGTTGTAACTGCACTAGCTTTTGCTGAAGCCTTTCCTCAGTCTCCTGAAGTACAGCAGATCGGTAGTAACTTGGTTACGCGTAAACTAGGGGAGCTTGCTAAACCGACTGGGAACAAACCTTTCGATACCACTGACCCCGATGAGGTGGAAGCTACTAAAACCTCTCTTGAGTTCTTGAAAGGTAACTTGGATCGTGTATCTAGTGACAGCGGTTCTATCACTTCAGACCAAAAGCAAACAGTCGACAGGTCACTTAATCGTGTACTCTCAGGCGTTAATGCTTATGGTATGGCAGTTGATGACCCTGCGCAGTTTAACCAAGTTGTAGATTTTCTTGCTAGCGATCAGTATGGGAATTATGTTTCAGCAGGCGGGACTGGAATCGACTCAGGCAATGTCCAGCGGGCTAAGGATGTGTTGCAAGCAGAGTATTCGGATGTTGTCCTTCCTCTGGTTCAGGAAGAGTATAATAAGGCTACTATTCACTTAGGAATAGGTAGGCCCGGTGATCCTTACAATTCTTCGCAGTCTATCGGTATGGGGATGCCGGAAGAGACTCCGGTAGCAAAAGACATCGAACCTATATGGACTGGAAGCGGACTTACCTTCCGTACGTCTTCTAATGATGCTTCGGCAAAGGCTAAAGTTCGTGACTTGAACAAGCGTGTTGCCCCAGTGGTCACAAAATTGGTCAAGATGGGAGCTCACTTAGGCGGGAACAGGAATTACGAGAGCGTGTACAATGACCAATTCTCAACAATCTTCACAGGAGACACCTCCAGTGAATCTAACTAATTGGACTGAAAGAGTAACTGCCATCGTGGCCATCCTCGCCGTCCTTGGGGCGCTAGGGGGAGTCTGGTTGAATAGTAACAATGCTCAGGTTGAGGCTTCTTCTAGGCTTTACAATTTGGAGAAGAGGGTGGAGAAGGTAGAGGGGCAGATGAACACAGTCCCTGAATCAATTGCCGAACTCAAAACCGACATGAGGCAAATGAAGAACTATGCTTCTCAAAGCTTGGACGTGCAGAGGTCATTGGCAGCAAGTGTCAATGAGCTTGCAGTACAGGTGGGGAAGTTGCAGGAGAGAACAAGTAAGTAAAAGTTAGCCCCTACCCGGCATTGCGCTGAGTAGGGGCTTTTTGTTATGTATAGTTTTTATTGTTTTCTATACATGTTACCAACTGATACGGGTGTAGGCAGGGAGATCCACAACAGTATACCCTAGCTCTCTAAGAGAATCCACAACAGGTTTATAGAGGAAAGCTGTCGTTTGTAAACGACTATATCCCAAGAACGCTTGATGTTCAATCATTCTTAGAATCTCTTCTAATTGGGAATCTCTTAAATCCTTAGTAGCAACTGCTGTGACAAACCTAGCCTGCTCCGCTGTTAGGCGTGACATGCAATATACCTCCTTACATACATGCAGAACATTGGTCCTTATCCACGGACGCTTGAATACCGGCTTTGGAGTAGACGTAGTAGAGCCCCTTGATCTCGGGGTCTAAGAATGCCTCCTTATGTACAGCGTTGATATAGGTTGGGTCATCGCCCGCTGCAAAGAACAGGTTCAGGGACTGCCATTGGTCAATATACTTAGAGCGAGCAGAGGCGGAACGAATTACATCATGCATGTTAATCTCGAATGCAATCTTGAACACCTCCTTCTCTTCGTCAGTTAGCCAAGGCTCTTGTTGTACAGAACCGAAGTTGTCAATACGGATACGCTCAAGGGTGGACTTGGAGTAGACACCACGCTCTTTCATAATCTCTAGCAGCACAGGGTTAACTCGGTCGACCTCTCCTGCTGGAGTGCGTTGTGTATACACCATAGCAGTGTCTGGGTTAATACCTTCTGACACACCCCCCATGATCAACGCAGTGGACTTTGTAGGGGCTACGGCGATGAGATGAGTGTTGGCCCTACCATACCCCTTAAGCCACTCTGGCTCGCCCCACAAGGCAGCTAGAGACTTTGTAGCCTCTTCTGCTTCTGAACGGATAAGCTTGAACGCTTGGAGGTTGAACAGGTGAGCAGCCATTGATCCGAAGGGAATCAAGTTCTGTTGAAGATAGGTGTGGTACCCGCACACTCCTAACCCCAGTGCCCTTGATTTCTTAGTGAATCGGACTGCTTTCTCCAACCCTTCCACATTCTTGGCGCGCTCGATGAACTCTTGGCATACACTGTCGAGAAAAAAGATTGCATCCTGTACCGCAGATGTGTCTTTCCACTCGTCATATCTGGCTAGGTTCATTGACGCTAATACACAGGTGAAGGTATGATCCTTATCGCTGTGTAGAGCAATCTCCGAACAGAGTTGGCTGGACTTAACAGACAGCCCTTGGTCTTTATACCATTGTGGATTCTTATCATTAACCTTGTCGTTGAACCAGTAGTACCCCTTACCAGTAATGAGCTTTGTCTTAAGACTCTCCGCGTACCGGCGTACCGCTTCCTTGTCTCCAGAGTTCAGCTTCTCAATGAACTCGTTGCTGACGTTCCAACCCACATTGTTTCCATCGGGGTGATGACGTAGGTACTCATTAACCTCGTCGAAATCTCCATGGTCGATGGGGAGGTATCCAGCCCAAGAACCTCTACGAGCTGTGCCCTGCACAACATAGTCCATGTCTCCATGGAACCCCTTCAGAATAGGGAGAACACCGGAAGACTTCCCACCAGAGCTGATAAGGGCACCGCGTGGCCGTACATCTCCGAGATAACTAGCTGTACCGAAACCAGCTTTGGTAAGCATAGCAGTTTCATGACGGGCTTGATAAATGGAAGAGAGGTCGTCATTGATATAATCTCCTGCGCAACTAACGGGGAGGCCTCGGTCTGTGCCGCAGTTAGCCAGAACAGGTGTGGAGGGGCTAAGCCACCCTTTCCACATCAACTCAAAGAACACTTCTCGGTAGTGATTAGGTTCAGGTGTGTGGACTGCTAGCGTCTTGGCGATACGGGTGTATTGTTCTTTAGGGTTGTCTGCTTGGTATTGGTACTTCTCCTTGAAGAGTTGGTACCCGCTGGTGGACCACCAAGACGGGCACAGCCCCTGCTCTTGAAGTTTCTTACGCTCCTCTGAGAAGCGGTCGTAAATACTGCTCATATCTTATTCAACCTTCTGTTATGTGTCCTAATAGCGTGGCAGTTGGCACAAACCACTTCACATTTACCTATTTCTTCTTTGTATTTAGCTTGGGCAGAATCAGCCAATCTCGCGATATCTATTACCTTATCGAATCCGGGAAGGTGGTCAAAATGCAGGGCTTCTGGGTGAGAATTGAATCCACAGTCTGCACATCCGATCTCCATCTTTAGCCCCTGTATCCACTTCCTCCTCTCTTCACGCCTTCGGTTTCTAGTATCGTTTTGGCAAGCCTTGCATAGATGCTTATAGCCGCCCTCGTATCGGGAGTCTTTGTAGAAGTCTGAAAGAGGTTTTACTTCTCCGCAAATCCTGCAAGGTTTATCAGAAAGAGAAGTCATTGGCGTTCCAATCCCTCTGATACTGGTTGCCCTGCGAACTGAAGAAGTCCTGTTGCTGATACCCATTGATGCCTTTGTAAAAGCTTTCGGCGATTGGGTTGTAACTAATCTCGAACTCGTTAGTGTACCCTAGGTTACGCAAGCACATGTTGATACGTGACTTAACGAAATTTTCTAGCTGAGTTTCGGTGATTCCTTCAATCTTACCCTCGCTAAACACCATCTTGATGATTTCGCATTCATGCTCGAATACGTAGTTGGCAGCTTGCCGAAGCTGTGCCTCCAACTCCTCGCAGTAAGCTTCGTCAATTAATTTGGCATCTAGCCTTTCCTGCTTGAGCGTACGGAATAACCAAGCAGACGCTTCAGCATGGAGAGCTTCGTCCCTAGCAGAGAAGTTGATTCCAGACACAACATTCAAGAGTTTGTTCTTACCAGCGCTCTGGAAGTGCTTAAGAAACGCGAAAGAAGAGTAAAGGATAGCCCCTTCTGCGAAAGTAAACGCCCCCAGAGAGCGCAGGTCGTCCTTGTCCGAAGCCACTGAGTCAAGCCATTCGATACGCTCTGCCATCTGCGGAGACTGCTTGTATTGAGTATAGAAGGTTGGGTCAGTGGTTAAGCCAAGCTCGTCATTAATCTTGCTGTAGAACTTAGCGTGTACGTTAGCTTCCATACATGCAAACTGAACAGCCATGGGCATAATGTCAGCAGGACGGGGGAAGTTCTTAACTACCCTATGTAGCCAGTAGTCATTGATGTTTAGCTCATACTGAGTAAAAAGTTTAAGAACGGTGATAACCCCGTGCCTCTCAGCCGGGGTCATGTTCACCAAGATATCTTGCTTATCTTTCTCAACCTTCACTTCGAAGTGGGGCCAAAACACAGCAGCCTGTTTGTCTGCAAAGTCACAGGCCTCTGGATAGTCCACCGTGAATTCTTCTTTAGGCGTCTGAATTTGTGTCTTGCTCAATCTCTTCCTCCTGTTCTTCTAGTGCTTTTGAAATTCTATCTTCCACTTCCTTGCCCGTTAGATAAAACTCCCTTCCACGCAGGATATCTACCAACTCTTCCTCTGTAAAGAATCGGGAGTAGCAGGTTGCCAGCCAGTCTTCGATCTGCCGGTGGTAGAAATCGACAGCAGACTTCAAGTCACTGACCTTACCCTTCTCCACACCTGCCCCAGAGTGGATCAAGAACTGTGCCGCCGGATTGATCTGGAATGCGTGACAAGAGAAGAAAATAGCACTGGCAGCGCTAGCAACCAGACCGTCAGCGCAACCCACCACGAGAGCATTAGATTGCTCAATAGCGTGGCAAAGCTGGAGACAAGTATAAAGATTACCACCCGGAGAATTAAGGTGGATGAAGATACAGTCATCTGGTCCTGATTCTCGAAGCGTGGTGATTAGGTCGTAGAACGGGTCAATCTCGTCGATATCGTCGGAGAGATAGAATCTATGCTCAGTAGCTAGAGTCTTTGCTGTATGAAACAGTTGAGTATCTTCGTCCATTATCGGCCTCCTGTAGACTCGTACTCGTCGAACGCCAAGATCCATTCTTTACACTGATCGGATCTTAGGATGTCGTCAGGTCCAAAAGAGATTACGTGGCAGTTTAAGTTGAGTTTTTCAATCATATCTAGCAAAGAGGCCAGCCCTGATTTCTTAAAGTGAGGGCTTGTCTGCGCCACATCCCCGCAGAGAACCAGCTTACTGTACTTCCCGGTTCTTGTAAGAAGTATCCTCAGTTGCTCAAAGGTGAGGTGCTGGCACTCATCCACGATGATGAAGCTATCCTCAAAAGTCAAACCTTGCGCAGTCTCTAGGGGGAAGTAAACAAGCCTCCCCTGTTTTTCCAACATGTCTAGCTGCCCTTGAGCCACACCTTGTTGCTTAAAACACTGTTCGATGGGCTTGACCCACGGGTCCATCTTCTCCCTCTGGGTCCCCGGAAGAAAACCCAACTCTTTAGCAAATGGGACATTAGGTCGAGTTACTACACACTTCTTCCTCTTATCGGAAAGCCACTCAATCGCAGCCCCTACTGCATTGTAAGTTTTTCCACTCCCAGCTACACCATGCGCAATTACAGGACGATGGTCACGATCCCTAAGGGCTAGGTTATACAGTTCATGAGCCTTCATATTTTCCCTCTTCGGCAAGAAAAGAATCTCTGGCTTTCACAGCCTCTTCAAGTGTATTAAAACACTTATCGTACACCATAACCCCCTGTCTTCTGAACCTGACATTATAAAGACCCTTATGCAATCCTATGTTCCTTTCCCCCAGTTTATTACTACGGTAATCTCCTTTGTTCATCGCTTGCTCTTGGTGGGAAGCCCATCGGCAATTCTCAGGGCAGTAATCTCCGTCGTTGTCTATTCGATCTATGCTATACCCCTCGGGTCTAGGGCCCATGTCCGCAAGGAAGTGTTGGAAGGACTCTAACCAACGCTGACAGACTTGGATACCTCTCCCACCGTAGCGGGAGAAGGCTTCTCGTCGAGGATTAGTGCAACGGTGAACCATCGCACTCCAGCTGCTGTAAGTGTACCTGTCAAACGGCATTTACTGTCAGCACTTTTTTCTTTGAAGGATCATACTCAGTGAAACGGCTACGCCCCCAGCCTCCGCACCCTTGACACTGGTATTTACGGTACTTACCAACATTGGTGTAAGCGTAACCTCTCCACTGGATATGATCAGAGCTACATTTCGAGCAAACCGTCTTATCTTCTTCCATTAGAACACCCAGATTAGGATGTCGTGTCATCCACGGTCGCATCTTCAAATACACTTGCTCAAGAGTTAGCACGTCTTGGATGTTGTACTGCTGCATCTCTGCCCAAGCTTCCTCATTACCAGCGATGCATTCTTTCCAGAGTTCGAAGCCGGGGAACTTAGCATGATCTTCCTTTTCGTCTACTCCCAAGTACATCGATAGATACTTAAGGGAGTTGGAGTCTATTCGGAACTCCCTCTTAGCCACCTTAAGGGTGTCGATAACCTTGATGGGGCTCCAAGGGCGAAGGCCATGACGCATACAGCTAGCACGAATAGTAGGGATGTCAAAGCGGTCTGCATTATGAGCGATGACAATATCAGCGTTATCAAAGATAGCACTGAGACTCCGACAAAGCTCGGTATCATCCTCTGTACGCGTTTCTTCGTATATGACACTATCTTCTCCAAGTTTCTTAGCGGCAAAGGACATAATATATCCTTTGTTCAGTACTTGATTGGGGGAGATGAAGGCTTTAAAGAATTGCCAGACATAAGCAATCCTAGGTGCCGTCTCGATATCGATAATCCAAATGTTAGGCTGTGTCATTATTCTCGCCATATTTAGTTAGTCGGTCAACTTCTGCTTGAGCATAGAACAATACCTTCTTAGCATCCCTAAGATCATCACTATGGGAAGCCAAGCCTTTGCGGTAGAGCGCTCGGAACATCTCCCCATCCTGCGCATTCATATTCCTGAATGAGATGAGGTCTTGTAACTGAGTGCTCCCCGGAGGGAGCTCATAGTAGTCAGCGGTAGAGCCATCACTTTTATTCTTCATTTCAAACCCTGTGTCGAAATGGAAATCACTCGGAATCAGTGTCTTTGCTTTCATCATCACCAAAGCGTGAAGTAATATACTCAACACAATCCATTGCAATGATTTGCGCTGGGGTGGAATCTTCTCCCGGTGTAATTGCTGGATCAGCGTCAAACTTAACACTAATTTCACCGTCACTCTTGTCTTCGAATTGGATAGTTACCTTAGCCATATTATTTCACCTCCTGCATAACTTCACGTTTAACCGCTTCCAGACCTTTAAGCTCAATGGCCTTAAACACAATAAGCATTTGCTTCTGTCCTCGACCATCAATACTGTTAAAGTATTTTTCCATTGCCTCTTCACCACTATCTTCTTTGATGTTGAAGGCTGTTACGCAACGGTTGAATGTCCGAAGCAGTGTATTATCAATGTCGTCGTAGGTATTAGTCATTATTGTTGTTTTCCTTTTCTCGTTGACGGCGCTCTTTAGCGATTGCACGTTCTTCATTAGACTTCTCGGTGTGGCATTCGTAGCACAGGACTTGCAGATTATCTGCTTCACAGAACATACGCTCCACCACATCATCCCATGTTGTAAACCCTGTCTCGGGATCGACGATAGCCTTGATGTGATCTACGAATGTATTCTTCTGTCTCTTACCGTCTCGGACTTCGGTTACAGGGACTTCTCTGTTGCACCCTGCACACATTCGGAAGCCACGCTTGGTAGTCGCTGCCTTATCTACATCATTGATAGGAGCCCACCTTCGTGTTAGACCTCTAAGGCCACTCTTGATAAAGGAATTGAATCGAGCTTGTGTCCATCGGCCCCCACACCTGTTCTTTTCTCCGCTAGGTCTTCCTGCTCCCATTTAGTCTCCTTAGATTTTGTCATGCCAAGTCACTTCCCCATAGAGAGTTACTTCAGCGACACTTGTTGGAAACTCTAAAGAGGCCACTTCTTCATCGACATAGCTTACCCGGCCACCTTGCTCAACTAGGATATCGATCTTCTTCCTCGCGATGTAGCCGAAGAATAACCCGATCATTGTCGATTGTTCCTTCGTAAGTGCGTTTGTCTTTGTGTCCGCACCGTTCTCCGTAGCACTCATAGACTGCTGTGTTCCCTTCCCAATGGGTAAAGTAGATTCGTCCTCCACAATCAGGACACTTCTCGTTGACTTGGTGGTAGATATTGGACTGGATTGCCTTGTTCATCGAGTCGCCTGCACATCCAAAGAAGACGTGCTTGCTCCAACATAGCAGCTTCCCCACCATCCCCATAACGGTTCTGGTATAGTCCACTAACTGCGTCATACATCTCGTCCTCAGTCTTACAATCCTTAAGGGTCTTGTACGCCAAGGTAGCACCACCTTTAGGCAGACCGGGGATTGTGTCGACAGGATCTCCTGTTATGATTTGAGAGTAGAAGAACTTAAGACCAGTCCCTTTCAACTTGCTGTTAGTGACAAAAGTGCCGTCTGCTTTCTCTCTCCGTTTGGTAATCAGCTCCAAGTCGCCTATCTCTGGGATGTTTGCAGGCCCAAATCCGGGCTGTCCTCCACACTCCCAACTATACTGCATACCCGGAACCTGTCTCAGGTCTTTGTCCCTGCTACAGATTATCGTGTCGAGAAAGGCAAGTCGACTTGATTGGTACACCGCAAGTAGATCGTCAGCTTCCATACCCCAAGCGACCACAGTCTCGTACTTTGCGAGGCAGTAGGCTTGGAGATTCTTGTAGTGATATGGCTTTTCACTTTTTCGTTCTTTGTAAGGCCGAACGCTAGCGACGTGCTCCCGAAAATTAGGCACGTACTCAATAGGTTCTTCTCCATGCGACTTCCTGTATCTGTTGTAAATAGGTAGTAGGGATTTGTTTCCAGTTAGAAAAAGGAGGGGGCTGTCCGTAGCCCACACCTCAGCGCAGATAAGTTCGACAAGTTCATCGAATACCTCCGCAGCATCTTCAAACCTTTTGGGGACGAATAGGCCAGTCTCTTCATCCTTGTACTGACCTGCAAACGCTGCTTGGTAAACAAGAAGGTCTGCATCAATAAGAGGTTTGATTAGCCTTCTCCACATCCGATAGTCATTCGACTCTCTCCAGTTTCCGTCCAAAATTAGTCACTCTAGGGGTATACCTCACCCCGTCGTCACAATCTACACATTGGTAGAACCTCCCGTCCCTTGTGGGGAAATCGGGAGGGCTCATCTGAAAGAAGTAGGTTGATCTTACTCGGTCACATCCGCAGCAAAGGCGTCTAGGTATACCTTTGTGCGTGGCTTCCATCATTCCCCACGCATCTCTTTCAACTTATCTTCATCCACCACTACACGATCAGCGCTGAAGTAGTACACTTTGCGTTCGTCACCGGGTTGATAACCAACTACACGTTCGTTTGTCTCTGTGAATTCCATGTAGTTGGCACAGTTCCCTTTGTCCCCATCCTTGATACCATAGGAGGCAAGAACCCCCTCTTTGTCAACTACGATCAGCGGGAAACCAATTTGAATACTTACCATGGGCGTTCGTCCTCGTCTTCTTCTTCTTCAGGTTCAGGTGCTACAGGCTTACGAGAGGGCTTCCGTTTTGCTTTAGGAGCCTCTTGCTCTTCTACCTCAGCTTCAGGTTCAGGGGTAGGGCTATCGCCCTCCAGAAGCTCTTCTAGGCGGCTTCCCGGATACTCCACATTCTCCTTGATGATATCTTGGAGGAACTTAGGTAGGGAGTTGAACACTTCGATGTCTGGATCGTCCAGAACAAAGACCTTCGGTTCGTTGACCAGTTCAGGACAACGCTCAGCATCACGGGCTCGCATGGCTGATACCTCACCAACACCGTTACGCTGAACACCTCGGCTCTCGTACTGGGTGATAGTTACCATGACTGGTTGACCCACCAGCAGGGTGAAGTCACCACCAAAATCCATACGAGGATCGATAGCGTTGTAACGTGCTGTCGAGGTAGCTTTCTGAGACTTCAGAGGAAGGAGGTTGAAACGCTCACTAACCCAGCGGGGTTTATCCTCCAGTTCCTCTCCGTTCTCATCTTTCATGAACTCATCAACAAGTTCGTATGTGAGTTGCACCTTACGCTTAGGCGGCTTCTCTCCATACTTAAGTCGCTGCTGCTCACTCTGAGCTTGCATACCCAGATCGATGATCTGAGCAATACGGGCAGGGTATGTGCCCACTTCGATAAGGTCTTGCTCAACGAATTTCTTACCGCTGCCACCTTTCATTTGAGCGACGTTCAGACTCATATTATTTAACACCTCTTAGTTTAGTTTGTACAACCTTCAACACTTGCGCCTTGGCGATATGCGCAGTGAGGCTTGTCTGTTTCTCTACGAACTCTTCCCAAGGCAAGTTAGAAATAGTGTCAATAAACTTCTCTTGCCTTTTTAATTCGTAGTCGACCCACTCTTCTGCACTCATTTCAGAGAATGCCATACTCAACCCTCAGCAATCTGCTCAAAGCGTTTTAGAAGACTATTACAGGCGTGCAATCCTGCCGCAGCCTGCATACTTCTTCGCCAATCTCTCTTGTATTTGGCGCTTCTCTTCTCTTGCTCCCAGTATGCTTTCTCGGTTAGAAGAACTCCATACACTTGGTTATCAGTGAATGTCATACCAATTTCGCCCTATTGAGGCGTCTCCTTCGTGTGGGCATTCAATCTTGTAGAAGTTACCAGCATCCACAATACACTTCTCAGCAATAGCTGCTACTTCATCAGCTATCTCTTCTCTACACTCAATTGTGTACTCGTCATGGTAGAAGCATACCACCCCGTAATCTTTTCCATAGCGGTATCTCTTACGAAGACGCTTACAGAGAAGATTGTATGCGGCGCTCATCATGATGGCTTCGTCAGACTGGAGTACGTATACAAGGATTTGGTGTTCAGACTCAATGTAGATAGGTCTACCATCAAGACCTGTTACCCAACCATTGAAGAACTCAACCTTGCCCCAAGGGTTTACTCGTCTTTTAGCGTTCCCTCTCCACTCGTCAGTAAGTGAATTAACAAGCCGCTCGAAACCAGCAGCAACACTGAGTAGAGCACGGCGAATACGCTCGCCAACGGATACGTCAGTGCTACCAACAGTAGCAGCGAGTTTCCGATCACTTGCCCCAAACATAACAATAGTTCAAGCAGGCTCGCTACACCTGCCCCGGTACGTAACCAGCTTACAGTTTCCTGCAAGATCGGACTATATCATCACCTCTCGGTGCTGAGCGCTTCGACCGGGCTACCGGCCTACTCCTTTCGGATAGTCTCTGAACCTTCTAGATACTCGATTGCGGATTGTAGGTAGTTAGTATTATCTTGTAATAGACCAAGAGCCCTATTGCAGTTATGGCAGAGGAGTCCTCTCACCTTACCTGTTTTGTGACAGTGGTCTACACAAAGGGTGTTCTTTGCTTTACTGTTTATTTTAAATCCCTCACACTGGCAAATCTTACATCTATGCTCCTGATCTTCGAACATCTGTAAGTATTGCTCATGTGAGAGTCCGTAAGTCCTAAGAAAATAGTTATTGTTCCAAGCGATCTTACCACAGTCGTCAGAGCAATACTCCTGTCTGACTGTCCTAGGTTGGAACTCTGCATTGCATTGAGGACAAACTTTCGAAGGTCTCTTCTTAAACCTTGGATCGTTCTTCTCTATGCAATCATAACACCTTTTCTGATTCCATTGGTACTTCTCAAACTCGACTCCGCAGTCGTTACACTCAGCCATAAGTCTCCTTAGCGACCGAGTATCTAGCTTGGCTGCTGATTAGCTTAGCTGTTGCCTTAGCCTTCCAGCAATTCACACAGTTTTACATGCGCCTTTGACGCATAGTTAAGAGTTTTAGCCTTGTGGTATGTAACTTCCAGTCCTGCAACTTCGAGAATAGCTTTTTGATTGACATGGTGTATTGATGTCCCTTTCTCTTTACTTCCGTTAATCAAGGTGTCGGTGAAGAATGGATCACCAACCCTTGCTGCCAACATTCTATTCTGGCAACCGGCTGAGTCACAACCAACAAGAACGAATCCCTTCTTGGCAATGAAGCATTTACGCATCTGTTTACCAAAGAAGGCGTCACCACCGGGTACGTTTACGAGACCTGCATGTTTCATCCTTCCTGTTGTTGCAACTCCAGAGACCCTAGCAGGAAGCCGATCATCATCTCGAAGGAGCTTCATCCACCCCTCAATCTGAGACCGTCTGTGTCTGCATTGCACCCTCTTCGCAATGAGTCTCCCTATTTTACCATTGACACCAACAAAAGCATCGTCACCGTTCAGTTTAGGACTGGTCTTGATGAGATGTCCGTTGTCGTCTTTGGCTGGCCTTCCTTTACTGTCCTTCTGGTAGTTCCATGTCTCAGGCTCCCAGCCCTCAGACAGTAAGTAGGTCTTAGTTTCGTCATTGGAGTTTAGATCAACACGGCGGAAATCCACACGACTAAAAGGACCGGCAACAGGACGCGAACTAGCATCCATGCCCACATCAGCCATCCACTTAAGAACTTGAGCAGTGTATTCCCGATTGAGTTTGAATGGTTTTCGTACGTGATTGTATTCCCCTTTTATTTTTGTTTCACCCACTACCACCTTCATCGGAAGATAAGTGTACAGAGCAGAATCTATACGATCCATCCAACGGGTTAACATGGAGATGCTGCGCTCCATGTACTTTCGATCCATTAACCATCCGTACTCTTCCTGTTCTTGCAGGTTTTTGAATAATTCGAAAGTGAGAAGGTGAGCATTCCTCCAAGACTGTCCTTTAACTTCCTCTTGGAGTGCTTTAAAAGTTAGTACGTTTATCTTTACATCTTCCTGACAGCGCACCAACATATCTTCGTCAAACTCTTCCCAAGCTTCATACTCGGGCTTATCCACTCCCACCCTTACGCCCCAAGCGTAAAGGCCATGAGGTTTAGCTGCCTCCCTTGGATTCTTAGCACCGAATGGTGCCTTACGATCTGGCTTCTGCAACCGGCTCATAATCAAACTGTCTACAACCTTTCCTTTATATTCGAAGCCATGCAGCTTTCGTAATAAAGGTAGGTCGTGACCTATAAGATTATGACCGATAAGCACATCGGACTCTGCTATACAATCTAGGAATTTACCAATTTCATGAGGTCTGAAACTCCATTGTTCCCTAGAGTTCAGGGGTTGAACGACAGCGCAATGAAGTTTTGTTGCATCCCTCCATAAACCATCTGATTCTGTGTCTATTACATAGATTTTTTGCACCATCTTCGATTCCGATTCTGTTCTTCTGGGGTAGACCATTTGCAATTAGACGGCTCGTAATCACCATCATTCTCGATACGATCTAATGTATGCCCCTCTGGACGTTCTCCCATGTCTTCTACGAATGAAGAGAAAGAATCTAGCCACCTTTGACAAATCTTAATCCCACGCCCTCCGTAATTCTCGTAACCTGTTGCCCTTGGGGAGAGGCAACGGTCCTTCATTCCCCTCCAAGTTTGGTAGAGAGGATGGAGTGAGCTAGGGATACCTCCTACATACGCCGTATTGTCTTTACCTATTTCCGAGGCAATCTCTTTATGACGGCATCCGCAACTTTTACTCTTACCGTTTTCCAAATGTTTCACTTGGACGACCCTCTCTTCTCCGCATATGCACTTGCAAAGAACCTTTTGAGAAGTGTAAGGTACCCTTGCAAGAACTTCTTTAACCTTCCATCTTCCGAAGGTCTTCCCCACCAAAGGGGTGTAGTCTCTCTTTTTCATTAGAAGAGGTCATCTCCTACAGGATTAGCAACTCGTTGGTAATTATCAAACGGGTTGTAGAATCCCTTAGCCCTTTCTTCAACCAGTTCCCTTCCGAAAGGTGTGTTTTTTGCTTCTCCCCATTGGAAATAGTAACGGAGGAAATCCCGGATGCAGAAGTAGCTAGAAAAACGGTATCCAGCATCATTAAACTTCTGAATAATCTTATCCTCGTAGAAGTAGTTGTAGTCACCTACCCAGATAAGACAGCCGAATTTCAAAACATAATCAAAATGCCGGTGGATGACTAAACTTCCATCCCCATAAAGCACCTTCGAAGCGTTGACAGGGAAGTTTTCAACCCAATCCAACGGTGTTTTCTTTCCCCCAACGGTAATAAGCTGGAAACTCCGGCCCTCCCAGTCCAGATTCCAAACCTTAAAACGAGAGGTAAGGGTATTATAATCCTCACCAGCTTCCTCGTACGCTATCCCGTCTTTCTCAAGCTGCTTAAGAAACTGCTCAACACCCTCACCCTCACTCGCAAAGATGTCATAATCGGTGGGCCTGATATTCAACAACCAGTCTCTGGGGGCACCCCCCGCTAGGACGGCATCAGGAAGGAAGGGACGTACATAGCTAAGAAACCGATCAACAGCTTCTACCCCTGCCTTAACCTCTTCGAAGTTGTCGAGGGATGTTACTGGCATTGTCCTGTACTGTTCCATAACGCTGTACAATCTCCTGTTTGAAACGCTTAAGAACTTGATTGATGTTGTGATAGGACTCGTCAACCACTTTCAATATTTCTGACGGTTTGTAGTCCCGACAGAAGTGAAGAAAGAGAATGTTTCGGTGGTTGATGTTGGTTACTGAATTGATCTCATCCTCAATCCACTGCCTCTCTTCTGGATCAGGTGGGGCAAAAGCAACCTCTTCTTCCTTAATGGCGTCCTCACTTTCAATCACCATCCCCATTCTGACCTCTTCCCTTTTTACATCAAGTACAGCCCTTTTGACAATCTTGTTAAACCAAGTTTGAAAATCGTTGATGTTAGGGTTGAATGAGTCTTGATAGCGGAGAGCCCTCTCAAACGCTGTTTGGATTATGTCCTCTGCATTCTCAGGGCTACCCGCTTGTCGTGTGATACGCAATACATACTGGTCAAAATGCTCCCTGTAGAAGTCTTCGATTATCTCTACCATCATGCCTCCGAAAAGAGAGATGTTACTGGGTTCCAATACAAAGGGAACCTTCCTGATTGACCAAACTCCCTGTCTTCCAGAAGATCAAGGACACGGATATTCCTTTCTTCTACGGGTAAATCAGGGTCTTTATTACCCTCGATACCAATCATCAGGTTACAGCTACGCATCATGGCCCGTGAACCGGCGAATTGGGACGAGTATACCTTACCCCCTCTTTCGTGTGGAGCCCCGTTATCAGGAGCTTTCAGGTGACAGAAGATGAACACCACAATCTCCAAGTCTTTCGCCATAGCAGAAAGCTCTTGAGCGATAGCTTGAAGTTTGACGTTGGCATCTGCTGCGTTCATACCGTTAGTCAAGTTGGTAATCGGGTCGATAAAGACAGCCTTACAACCCTCGTGAGCCGCTGTTCTAATATCCTCCTTTAGAGTTTCCCATTCAATGTTCTGGTAGAGGTCGAGCATCGCCAACTTGCCGTCCAAAATCTCACCAGCACGGTCATAGGCATCGTAATCAAACTCTACTTTGGGATCGTGGAACACTTTACCAACCAACTTACCAGCCATTAGTTGGTATGTCTTACGGTTGGCCTCTTCTGGCTTGGCCATAAAAACTTTCCAACCATGTTCCTTGATGCAATGGGCTCCAAGAGCATTTACAACCTCACTCTTGCCCATCTTCACACCTGCACCGATGTATATCGTCTCTCCGAGTCGGATACCGCGAGTAACATCGTTTAGATGAGCCCAAGGCCAGCTATAACCCCATTGAGCAGGTTCTCGACCAGCTACATGGAGAGACTCACCCCACACAAGGCGAGTGTTCTTCACCTTTTCAGCATTAAATGTCGTTGCTTTAAACGCTGCTCTTGTTTTCCCTTCAATGATACACGCATTAGCGTCTTTAGCAGGTAGAGAAATAGACTTAGCTGCTGGAAAGACTGACATACTATCTTTCAGAGCCTTCTCACCGGCTTCGTCTTGGTCAAAACAGAACAAGATTTCCTTAAACTGCGCCCGAATCTTCCTTGAAAGCTTAGACAAGTCACGCTTAGCGCTGCTAGCTCCATTAGGGAGAGAGCATACTGCCGGTTTCAACTCCTTAAACTGGTCTTTAGTGTGAAGGTCGATGATTCGTGTTAGTGCAATAGCATCGAACTCTCCTTCGGTGATGATAAGTCGCTTAGCACCAGATGCTACAGCCTTATCCCATCCAAAGAGGTCAACATCTTTACTTGCTGAAACACCCCACATCTTCTTTTCTGTCAGAAGACGTGCTTTATACCTCACTAACTCTCCGTTCCACGTATACGGGAAGTATACAATCTCTGGAGTGGAACCTGTTTCTCTGTCATACCCCATCTTAACGCCATAATCTGCCATCATCTTTCCTCTTAGGCGTCTGTCTGGCAAATCTACGGGGTAGGGGAATTCACTAATCTCCCTGATCTCTTCAGCGATCTGTTCAGGAGTCTTAGCTAGCTTTTTCTTGTCAGGGAAGGAGTCAACGGTATGAGAACCTAAAGGGTCGGCCACCACTGTACTACAAGCGTAGCAATAGCCATCAATGCTCCCGTCTTCCTGCTGAAATACCTGCAAAGAATCTGTTGTTCCACACGAGTGACTTGTTTTAAATAGGCATTGCCCCATTGCTTCTCCTTCTTCTAATTATGATAGATTGTCTTCTTCCCTTTTCGAACTCTAAATTCGAACATTGGATATCTCTTAGCGAGCCCTTTTCCTAGGATTAGAGCCTCTTTAAGAGAATAGTCCAAAAGACTCGGCTCCCAGTTCTGCATCTGTGGTCTCTTATACTCGAACTTCCACCCCTTTTCCATTACTGAATCTCCCGAATCCTGCTTCGGCGTTCCTGAATATACAACTGGACAGTGCGAAGACCTTCTCCGTCAGAGTTGACCAAATCTGCTTCAAGTTCCAGAAGTAGATCGAGTTCGATATGGATACGCGTCCCTTCAAACTTATTGATTAACTGTTCTTCGGTCATGGAAGATCTCTTTTAGTTGTTGCAGCAAGATGGGTTTATACCCAATGTTCTCACAAGATACATTGAAGTAGTTGGGGTCAGGCACTGTGTTGTCATGGACATGACCGTGAATGTTCTTCCCACGGTAGAGTTCTTGGGGGTGGATAGGGGCGTGGCTAAGCCAGAATCCCCATTTCTTCACAACCCCATGCACTTTTACCCCTTTCATACAACAGAACTCAGCAAAACTTCTGTGTTCGTGATTCCCAAGGCAGATGTTTACGCTCTCGAAGGAAGATGCGTAAGTCTCTACTCTCCAGAATTGATCCTGCTTAAAACAAACATCCCCAAGAATCCAAAGGGTGTTGTTCTTACCACAACAGTTCATAATGTTGTCGTGGATGGTCTCGTTATGTTCTTCATCAGAAGAGAACTCTCTACGAAACTTATCACTAATACCATTATGGCCGAAGTGTGTGTCTGAAATGAGAAATACCTTACTCATTACCAAATACCCTCAAGAAACATCTCTCGTTCGAGTTTACGTCGGTTAGACAAACCCTCCACCTCACGTAGACGATTCATGATACGAACCTTGTTCCACACGAGAAACTGATCTGCTGCTAGTCGATACTCTCCCTCGTTCAGTCTTCTGACAAGTGTTGAATTTGAGAAACCAGTAGTCCCGATATTGAAGCACAGGCTTACTAGAGCGTCGTATTGCTTTTGGCTTAGGGCTACCCCTACACAGTCGTTAACAGCGTCTACGTAGTCTTGTACGTCCTTCTGGAAGGCATCTACGACTTGTTGCTCTGTCCACAACATACCTCGGTGGACGCCAACGATATGACCTACCCCGATTGTCCAGATTCCTTTCACGTCTTGGTAGGCTTCGAGCTCAAATCCTTCCCTCTCTACAATAAATTCGGCTCCATCGTCAGAGATTGCGAGAGGGATATTAGCATACAGGTTCATTTGTTTTCCTTTTAGTGGGACTTAATAATACTCCTGTTCCCCACTTTTTGGTACAGGAATCCGGGAAGAAAATTTTTAGCAAAAATTCCCAGATTCCCGATCTCACAATTAACTGTCTGATTTAGCTACGATCTCCTTTTGAGAGGTGGACATTATGGATACGGCTTTCACTACAGCAAAACTGTGGTTTGGATGTCCACTAGCTAACTCCTGCATTACTTGGCAAGCCGTCTTGAGGTCATAACCCCTCCTTGCTGTTAACGGAAACTCTTTAGAGCCCCTTCGGCCATACACCACGTTATACTTCTTTGTAGAATTTTCCATTACGCATAGTCCCCTTCCTGTCTTTGATATCGTTCCAGCTTTGTTCAACACATTCAGTCAGGTCAGTACCAGCAAGACGTGCTGCTTGAATCATACATACAACAACATCTCCGATGTCGTCTTTGAGTTTATTTTCTAGATGCCCGTTTATGAAAGCCCCAGACTCGTCGACCTCCCTTATTAAACCAAGAGTTTGGAATAGTTCAGCCATTTCTTCCAAGCCCTTACTGGCCTGAGACTGGACTGTCGCCCCTCCCTTAGCGGTGATGTTACGGTCAATACCCCACTGGCGGATGTTCTGCTCCAACTCATTTAATTTCGGCAATTACTTCATCCCCTTTCATCACAAAGAATTGAAACTGTCCGTGCGCTTTCTTATACACCTTTGCCTCTTCACAGGCCCCCTTCAATGAGTGGCCTGATGTCAGATGGTAGAAACCGCTGGTACGTTCGGGCTTGTACTTAACACTGTATTCCATTCCCTTTACCCTATCATTGCTCCAGTTGACGGAACGCTTGAGCATAACTCTCTACTGTAGTTCCAGCAAGACCCGGTGCTGTGTTCACTTCTAGGCAGTAAGCAGCGGACTCACGCTCATTGTAAACGACATCAACAGCACCAAAATCAAGGCCCAGACTGGTAACTGCGGATACTGCCTGAACCAGACAGTCATTAGGCACGTCCCCAAGAGCATCACCATTCCGAGCAAAAACAAAGCCGTTGTCGTGGTTGCGAATCCTCCAATCCACCTCGTTATCAGGAACTTCCTGACGGCGTGCCTTGCGCTGAACATCAATCACTTCACCACGGAATACGTGAACACGATATTCGTTACGCTTCTTGACATACTTGGTGTAGAGAGGTGCTTCATGGACACCAACTCCGATTTCCCGGCCTGACAGTCGGATACCATCCCCGCTATGCCCATTGAGAACATGACGTTCCACCAGCAACACCCCTTCATTGAACCAGCCAATTGCTTGGTTGAGGTCGGTAGTGAAGTCAGGCTTACGGCAGTCAGCATTTTGGAAGAACTGGAGCTTATCACTGGCTCGGGCTACAGTTTCCGGTGCATTGATGATGGTGCATAAGGCCACCTGCTCCGGCACACGACTCGCTCCCCAGTTAATCACCATCTTATTAGGACGGCCACGGAATGTCGAGTTACGATGGGAGATACGACGAACTCCCAGTTCACGGGCCAGATCACGGGCTGAGTTACTA